GTCCAGCCTCACGCGATAGCGGCCGTCGCCGAGGTCGCTTTCGATCAGCGCATAGCTCATGACGGCGCCCTGTAGCCCACGTCCATGTAGGCGTCGAGCGAGCGCGAATTCCCGGTCACGTAGTAGTTGATGTAGCTGACCGAGAAGTTGATCGTGCCGTAGGTCGCTCGCTGGCCTGGCCGGAGCAGCCAGTCGATGCCGCACCGGATCGAGATCGTCTGTCCGTAGGTCTGGATCGAGCGCACTTCCTGCAGCTCGCGGTCGAACAGCGGATCGGGGTCATCGTTGGCCGGCAGCGCCGTGATGTACCCGCTGATGACCGCGGTGTGGTTTGTCGCGCCCTGCGACACCTGCACGGTCTGCACCGGGCCGCGGACGAGCGGGCCCTCGACATCATCGCCGCCGTAGCTCGCAAACAGCCGGCTGATGCGGCTGATGCGGAACTCAGCTGCGGCGTTGATCGTGTCGAGCCATGGCGCGCACGCGGGGATCGTGCACTGGACGTAGCCCTCGAAATCGGTCTGCAGCGTCGCCTGCCAGGAGCTGATCGGGATTCTGGCCGTGACGGTGCCGGACTCGTCGAACAGATCGGCAACGTACAGAACGGGCGCGAGCGGGTCGATGTAGGGCGTCGGGTCGCTGTAGGCCGTGACCGTGGGCAGGGCAGGCAGTCCGCCGTCGCTCACCCAGGCAACGTGCCCCTTCGCCATGAAGAAGGACGGCGCGGCGGGCAGGCCGCCATCGGACAGCCATGCGCCTTTGCCAAACAGCACATGGATCGATGGCGGCAACGGCAGACCACCATCGGACAGCTGCACGGTGGCCACTGGCGACGCATGGAACGTCGGGGCGAGCGGCAGGCCGCCATCGGAGAGGATAACCTCGTTGGCCGCGATCGACGGCTCGTAAAACGTCGCGTCCGCGGCGTCGTAGTCCGGCCGCGTGTACGGCGCCGGCAACCACCCGGCATCCGCCGCGTCGTAGTTCGGGCGCGTGTAGGCCATGCCGGGCTACCAGCTGCCGTCGGTCGTCTCGAACACCACGCCGCCAGCGCCGGTCTTGACGATGAGGAAGTCACGCCCGGCCAGCGAGCCGCTGCCCGAGAACGTGTCGAAAGTCGTCAGTCCGCTGGCCGGGTGGCACAGCATCCACATCCCAGGCACGTAGCCTCGATTGACGTTTCCCGAACTTGTGTGGGCGGCGCGGACCATCTTCCTTGAAATAAGGAGCTTGGCCGTTGCCGGGTCTGGGTATGCCGGCAATGACGTGCCGCCTGACACCGACTCGACGAATGGCGTGTTCGCAAACGTTGCATTGAACTGTACGCCTTGCGGTGTTTGGGCGAAAGATGCCTCGATGGCAACCCGAGGGGCCGCGACTGCAACGCTCGTGTTGTTGAAGTTGAAAGCTTGGCGCGCAGTTGTTGCTGTTGCTGATGTAGTGCTCGTGTCCGAGCCTGCGAGCAAAAATGTCGTTCCGCGATCACCAGGCAGTGAGCTATCAAGCTCACCGAAGCCGAGGTGCGAATCCCCGCCGTCGAATGAACCGAGTGAAGCTTTGTTCCCGAAGATGATGAGAAAGAAGTGCCTTTCGTTCGCAAGGCAGATCCACGGCCTGGCCGTGCTATCTGCAGTCACGGATTTTCGGCAGTAGACATCGACCGTCGCCGCAGACGGGAACGGCTCCGCGCCGGCACTCACGCCTGTCATGCTCCTGTAGCCGCGAGTCACAGCGAGGCGTGTGGGCGAGTCATCCACTCGCAGATATGACCCAAGACCGGCATTCTGATACGCGACCAGGTGATTGCCGGCATCCTCGTAGGACTTCGTCCATCCCGCGGCCGGCTGCGACCCGTAGCCGTCGACGAGGATCGCATTCAGCGCCAGGCGCAATGCGCTCGCTTGCCCGCTGATGACCGGCGCTGAGGCGTCGTCCGACCGGTAGATGGTGGGTGCGGCCATGGCTACGGTCCCGGCAAAACGCGGTCGATCAGGTCGTTGTAGAGCGTGCCCGCGTCGTCGTCGAGCACGATGCGCTGCACCTCCTCGTCTGGTGCGGGCAGGGAGAATTCGCCGGTGCCGGCGTCGCTGACCATCTCGCCGAGCAGCCGCCCGGTGGCGCGGGAATAGAGCCGCACCGTGCGCGCGCACTCCGCGGTCGTGTCGTCGGTGATCACGCCCTCGACAACTTTTGTGAGCTGGAGATGAGCGGCAGCATCAACCAGCGAAACGGATGCCGAAGCAATTTCAACATCCAGCCCGACAGCACCGAGGTCAGCCATCCCAATCCCCTAGAGCAATCGCCACGCCGGAGAATGACCCGGTGCCGACGAGGTAATGATCAACGCCAGTCGATTCGCCGCGACCTTCTATGATGGTCATCCAGTTCGGCATGCCGGACCCGCTGAAAAGATGGCCGAGCGCGCGAAGGCCTGGCAACTCACCGCGGATCGTGATGGCCGACGATTCCACAAGGGTCATAGGGTAGAGCAAAAGTTTCCCTGTCATGGGGTCAGGGAAAGGAACGTTCGTGACAAGGCCGGATTGCGTCGCTGTCACGTTCGGGAACGGTGCGCCGCGCTTGTGGCTCGCCGTCGAGGTGCTGGAGCCTTGGTTGTAGCTCCCGTTGGTGTAGAGCGTGGACTGCGCGGCGGACGAAAACGCCGTCAGGCATTGGCGCGCGTCTGATGCCGTGGTGCTCGTGGCCGATGTGTCTGACCCGGCGCAGATGAAGCTGGCGTTGATGTCGCCACTGACGCGCGTGTTGACGAGGGAGCCGAAGCCCAAATGGCCGTCACCACCATCAAACCCGTTCGGGGCCAGCGCGCCAGTGCGATTGCCGAAAAGGAAGATGTAGAAGGCACTGTCGTTTGCAAAGCAGATCCACGGGCGCGCGGTGGAGGTCGCGGTGATGGACTTGCGCGCGTACAACCCGCCTGAAATCTGCCCAGCGGTCGGAAACTCGTTGGTCCCGGTGTCCACGTCGCTCATCGCGCCGTAGCCGATGACTCTGGCAAGCCGGCCATCAGAATCATCAACGCGCAGGTAGTGCGACAGCCCGGCGCCCTGCTGGAATGCGGCCTTGTTCGTGCCGGTGTAGGGCTTCGTCCAGCCAGCAGCGGACTTCGCGCCGTACCCGTTCACGAGGATGGCATCGAGCGCCGCGATGAGGCTGCCGGCCGTGCCGTCGATGGCTGGCGCGCTGGCGTCGTCGGAGCGATAGACGGTCGGTGCGGTCACATCGTCACCCGATGACCGCGCTCAGGATCTCGACCGGCTGCCCGCTGACCAGCACCAACGAGTTGAACACCACTTTCCCGGCGACCGCGACAGTGCCCTGTTCGGCGGGGATGGCCAGGCGCGCAGTGCCGGCGCTGTTGCACACCGTGCAGTAGGCCGCCGTGCCGCTCGCCGATGCATTCACGGATGCCGAGGCCGGCGTGATCGTCAGCTGGCCGGTGGTGCCGTTCACCGTGCCGCCCGGATCGGTGAGCGTGTGCGTGCACAAGAGCGCGTCCGCGGCGCTGTAGGTCTTGATCGAGCCGGCCGTGCCGGAATCGATCAGCGCGAGGAACGCGGTGTGCGCGTCGATCTTCGACTGCGCATCGTAGGTGGCGACAAGAGGGGCGGGCATCGGATAGTCCTTTCAGGCAGAAAGCTGGGCGGTCACCAGGCAATTCACGGTCGACTTGCCGCTGGTGCCGAGGCGGTACTTTTCGAGGATGACTTCGAACGCGCCGGCCCGGGTCAGCAGGTGGACGCGCGAATAGAGCCGGATCATTCGGACGATCGCGGCGTCGATGGCGAGGTCGGACTTCCATTCGAGCAAGAACGCCATGTCCCCGGCGCTGTAGCCGCCGTCCGTCGAAGCGATGCCGCCGTCCAGCGTCATCACGCGGTTGACCCGGCGCGTCTGGTCGGTGTCGGGAGTCGACGTGAGCGGGACATGCACGTAGCCGTCCGGGTCGAACTCAGCAGCTGCAAGCACGCTCAGCATGGCTATGTCCCGAGCAGGAAGGGCAGGCCGTCGCGGTTCACGCGGACCTGGATCGCCTTCAGGATCTCGAACATGAACGCCTCCAGGTGCGGCTGCAGGCCGGCGCCGTCGATCTTGATCAGCGCGTCGCCCTTTTCCAGTTGCGCGGTCTGGGCGTTCAGACTGCGGATCTGCGCCTCGGTCAGTTCCTTTTGCAGTTCGAAGGCGTCGCGGCGCAACTGGTTTTCCTTCTCCAGCTGCGACTCGATGATCCGCAGCGCGCCCCAGTCCAGCGAGTCGAAGTCCTTGAGCAGGCTCAGCGACGACGAGATCACGTCGCCGGTGCTGTTGATCGTGTTGTTGATCGAGTCGAAGGCGGCCTGGACGCGCTTGGTGTCTTCTTCTAGGCGCGCGATGTCGAGTTCGACCTTGAACTCGATGTTCTTGATGCGCTCGTTGCTGGCGATCTTCTCGTACTCCAGCGCCATCTTCTCTGCGGCCTCTTGCGCCTTGCGCGCGGCCTCTTCGTTCTTCTTCAGCTCGTCGGACTGCGCCTTGCTGGTGCCGGTGGTGCGCTCCATCGCGTCGCTGACCTTCTTCTGGTCGTCCGCGAGAAGCAGGGTTGCCTTGCTGAAGTCTTCAGCCGAAAGCCGGCCGTTCACGAAGGCCTGCGTCAGCGAGCCGCCGAGGCGCGTGATGTCGTCGTAGGTGTCCGCGCTCTTGAGCGCCGCCCGCAGGCCGGCGAGGATCTGATCGCCGCTGACTGCCGGGTTTGCCGCCAGGTCCGAGAAGGCCTTGGCGATCGCCTCGATCGGCTCTTTCACCTGGCTGGGCTTGACACCCAACGCCTTCAGGCTTTCGTTCAGCGCCTCGGCCTGGGCCTTGGAAATGTCGAAGCCGTCGGCGATGTCGTCGGCCGCCGAGGTGATCTCGTTGGCCGACCCCTTCGCCGCCGTCCCGGCGCTCGCCGCCTCGTCGGTGTATCCGAGCAGCGCGTCGCGTGCGCCGCGCGTGCTGTCCGCGGCCTTGTTCATTGCCGCATCAATGGCGCTTCCGAGGTCGGAGAAGTTGCCGGTGGCGATGGCCGCAGCCACGGCGCCGGCCACCTCGCCCAGTAGCTTGAAGCCGGCCACGGCGCCAGTGACGGCGGCAGTCGCCAGCTGTACGCCCTTGGTGAGCGCGTCGAAGGTGCCGGCATTGCCGATCTCGATGAACGCGAGGGAGACGCTGTTCTGCAGGCGCGCGAAGCTGGCCGCGTAGCCATCGACGAAGCTGGTGTCGCCAAAGGTGTCCTTCAGCGCCTGGGCGAACTTCGGCAGAAACTCGGTCGCCGTCAGCTTGCCGCTGCTCACCAGCGCGTCAAGTTCCTGCGTCGTCAGGCCCATCGCCTTGGCCGCGGTCTGGAATGCCCCGGGCAGGCGCTCACCGAGCTGGCCGCGCAGTTCCTCCATGCTGACGGTGCCCTTCGACACCATCTGCGACACGGCCAGCAGCGCGCCTTCCGTGTCGGCGCTGCTCTTGCCGAGCGCGGCCATGGCCTTTGCGACGGCCTCGAAAATGTCCCGCGTCGCCTGGCCTTCCAGCGACGTGCCCTTCGTGGCCGCCGTCAGCGACACGAAGGCATCGGCGGATTCGAAAAGGCTGATGCCAAGAGTGTTCGATACCCCAGCGATGTACTGGAATTCCTTGCCTGCCGCTTCGGTGCTGCCCTTCAGCAGCACCATTGCGCGCTCGAACTTCTCGGCCTCGACGTTGGCGTCGATGAACGCCTTGACAACTAGGCCGGTGGCCAGCGCCTTCAGTGAGTCGGCCAGCCGGTCGACGCCGCCGCTCTTGCCGCCCAGGTCTTCCGCCTCTTTGCCCAGCTGGTCGACCTTCGTCGCGGCGCCGCCGGCCTCGGTGCCGATCGCCTGCATGTTGTCGGCGATCTTCCCGGACACCGCGCTCGCGTTGTCCTGCCCCTGGAAGATGATCGAGACGGTCTTGCTGATGTCAGCCATTCACTTCACCTCGGCGGCTCGGCGCTCGTAGTATGCGGTCCATAGCGACAGTTCCTCGTCGGTCAGCCAGCCGGCGGGGATGACATCGGGTCGGCACTCGTAGAGGAAGCCGCCTCGCTGCTCGGCGAGTCGCATGCTGGCGACGAGGCCGGGGTCTGTTGCGAGGCGGCTGCGGGCTTTCCCAGGTCATAGCCCTGGCCGGTCAGCTCGAGGATCGCGTTGGTCAGCAGCCGGAACTCGATGGCGAAGTTCTCTGCGATCTTGGCGGCCACGTGCGACTCGATGGCCGGCGTGACGGAGCCCAGCACCAGCATCTCCAGCCGCTTGCGGATCTCCCCGGGCGTGTCGGCGCCGAGCCCCAGCGCCTTGCGCACCGCGTCGACCTGGCTTCCGCCGCTGGCCAGCGCCTTGATGATCGCGTCGACGTTCACGCCGCGCTTCTCGGCCTCCAGCGCGCGGTTCAGCTCGTTGCTGTTCAGCGAGCGCACCACGAACACCGCCGGCTCGCCATCGCCGAAGAATGGCGCCAGCGCGTCGACGGCAACCTCGCGCGTGCGCGGCACGAACTTGGCGCGCTCGAATCGGTCCAGATCGAATCCCATTCACACCC